CTCCAAAGTGCAGTGGGTAGTCATAAAAAACAACGACTACCAGAATCACTGAACGAAGTAGTCACTCGTAGCTCTTCAGCATTCCTTCCTCGTAGAGAGGAAACGGTAAAAGATGATCCTTTTATCGAGAGAATGAGAATTCTCGCTGGATTAGACAACAAATAAAAAATAAGGAGATATTAGAATGTCTATTTTAAATAAACTTACGGAAGGAATCGTTAATCGCGATTTGCGTAAGGAAGGTGCTGCTCTCCTAGATAAGTGGGAGCGCACAGGTCTTCTCGAAGGCCTCCAAGATGAGACTACCAAGAATGGTATGGCTCGTCTTCTTGAGAACCAAGCAAAAGAGCTTCTTCGTGAAGCCGCATCGACAATGCAGGGTGGTGATGTTGAAGGCTTCGCAGCCGTCGCATTTCCCATTGTTCGTCGTGTGTTTGGTGGCTTGATTGCTAACGATCTCGTTAGTGTTCAGCCAATGAGTTTGCCTTCCGGACTCATTTTCTTCATGGACTTCACTTTTGGTGGAACTACAGGCGATACCCAGCGTCTTGGTTTTGACGATGGCGACTCACTCTATGGTGGTGGCGTCGTTGGTTCGCAAATGACAGGTGGTGTCGATCTTAGTGGTGGCGAAGGCACAAACGCTGGTCAGTTTTATAACTTGACCAACGGTTATTCTTCCCCGACCGCATCGGCCGAGGCTGTGCCGCCAGAATCAACTCTTGATATAGTTTTTTCTGGTACTTATGGGCAACATAGCACATATACACGGTCTGGTGTCTCAATTATAGGCGAATCCGTAGCAGATCATATCGATTCAGTTCTTCAATATGACCCTGATTTCGTTTCTGGTACAACAAACTTTGCTTTGGTATCGGTACTTATGGCAAATCTAACCAGTTCCAATGGTTCTGAGTTCGATAAAGATAACCTTGTTGCTATTTCTTTGGGCAACCTTAATGCTGCCGATTCTCACTGTAAACGTCTGACACAGTTTAGTGGTGCCGTAGGCGCAGAAGCCAAACGCACATCAGCTAATCTTTGGACAGTCGTAGCTAGTGATACAAGAACTATTGCTCAGCTGTCTTCTAGTGTTGCAGGCGCAGCCCTCTCTTTCGTCATTATGGACAACATCGATAACGCTGGTGCAACCGGCCTCATCGGCGCTGTCGTCGGTTCTACCGACTGGGGTCTGGAGGATAACGTCAATATTCCCGAAATTAACTTGAAAGTTGATTCCGTGAGTGTTACTGCAATGACTAAGAAGCTTAAAGCAAAGTGGACCCCTGAACTTGGTCAAGACCTCAACGCATATCATAACTTGGATGCAGAGGTTGAGCTTACTTCGATTCTTTCTGAGCAAATCGCTCTTGAGATTGATCGTGAGATCCTTGAAGACCTCGTAAGAGGTGGTTCTGGCGCCCAGTATTACTGGTCACGTTCCCCCGGTATGTTCTTAGATAAGAAAACCGGTAATGAGGTTGGTGCTAGCGCTAAAGCTCCTGACTTCACAGGTACCGTTTCTGAGTGGTACGAGACTCTTGGTGAGACGATTAATGACGTTTCAGCACAGATTCACCGTAAAACACTCCGCGGCGGCGCCAACTTTATTGTTACCTCTCCGGAGGTTGCCAACATCCTTGAGTTCACTAGTGGTTTCCGTGCAAACGTAACTTCTGATGATGCTAAAGGTACTGCTGGTACACAAAAAGTTGGTTCGCTCAGCAAGCGCTACGACATTTATGTTGATCCTTACTTCCCACGTAACCTTTGTCTCGTTGGTCGTAAAGGTAATAGCTTCCTTGAGAGCGGTTATGTGTATGCTCCTTACGTACCCCTACAAGTTACTCCCACCATCTTTGGTGTTGAGGACTTCGTACCCCGTAAGGGCGTGATGACCCGTTATGCCAAGAAGATGGTTCGACCCGATATGTACGGTCTTGTCATTGTTCGCGGTATGCTCGGTGAGTCAGGCGATTAGTACTAACTTTTCGTTACGATAACAACTAAAAATACTTAAGGCCTCACCCCTTGTGGGTGGGGCTTTTTGTTTTAAAAAGACTATTTATTAATAGACAGCTTAAAGGAGAACCTACACCATGGGCAAAAGCTATAAACGATGGAAACGGCGCCAAACTGCAAATACAGCAGATACGGCCGATACAACAACTGCAAGTAAGGCAGCTGCCGGTGCAGCAACTATTACCGATACTATAACAAAAGGTATTGCTGATACTATCGCAAGTGTCACTGGAAAAAAGAAAACTAAGAAAAGTTAAATGTCGTTTATAGAGTCTTCGACTAATTACTGAGAGGAGATCTTAAATGGCATTGCCCACCCTATCACCATCTGCAACAACGAGCGCAATTACGTTACCGTCTTCTAGTTTACCGAGTGAGGCAGCTGCTGCAGCGTTCCCATTTACTGTATATACTAGTGACCAATACTTCTTATCCGGCGCTGCAGATCAGGTAGCTTATACATACAAAAAATTAGGTGGCGATATTCTTGACGTTGAAATAACAAAAGAACAAGTTTACGCTGCTTATCAAGAAGCAGTCTTAGAATATTCTTATCTCCTTAACATTCACCAAGCAAAGAACGTAATTGGCGATCTTTTAGGCGCTAAAACCGGTTCTTTTAACGAAGAGGGTCAACTGCAGGATACAACCGATCTTTCGGATGTATCATTAAAATTCCCTAAATTTAGGTTCGAATATGCCCGTCGTGTGTCCCATGGTTATGCAACCGAAGCAGGTTTTGGCGGAGTAACACCAATATATTCAGCAAGTTTTACTACAACAGTAGACGCACAAGATTATGATTTACAAGCAATTATCTCTTCTTCTGCTGTCGACACCGACAATAGTACTTTTCCCTATTATCAAAAAATAGGGGACTCTCGAGTTAATATAACTAAAGTCTATTATAAGACACCTCAATCTATGTGGAGGTTTTATGGTTATTATGGTGGTTTAAATACCACTGGAGACTTGGCAAGTTATGGACAATATTCAGATGACAGCACATTCCAATTGGTCCCAGTGTGGCAAAACAAAGCACAATCAATGGCCTTCGAAGATGCCATCTATACGAGAAATAGCCAGTATTCATATGAAATTAAGAATGATCGATTGAGAATATTCCCTCAGTCTGTCACCACCGGCCCCAAAACGATGTGGGTTGAGTTTTTTGTCGATTCCAACGTTCCTTGGAAAAGAGAATCCGGAGAATCAGACCATGGCATCGATGGTATTAATAATATTAATACATTGCCATTTGAAAATACACCGTATCAAAAGATTAATTCAATTGGTAAACAATGGATTAGACGATTTGCATTGGCTGTGAGTAAAGAAATGTTGGGAAATGTGCGTAGTAAATTTAGTAGTATTCCAATCCCCGGCGACTCGGTTACTTTAGATGGTCCTGCTATGATTACTCAAGGTCAAGGAGAGCAAGAAAAGCTAAGAGAAGAGCTTAAAACTGTTTTCGATGAACTTACTTATGCTAAAATTGCCGCTACTAGTGGCGAATTAACAGATGCTATAAGCAAGATTCAAGAAAAAGTGCCCATGCTCATCTACACGGGGTAGATAAATGACAGAGCCAACAAGAAACAAATGGTCCCAGCCGGACGAGGCACCACCCCCCCTTTTTCTAGGCACAAAAGAACGTAATCTTGTTAAACAGGTTAACGATGAATTAATCGAAAGAGTCATTGGTCAAGGAGTTTTTTATTATCCAGTGGATATGATGAACACCGATTATCATCCTGTGTATGGCGAAGCAATCAATAAAAACTTTTTGCCCCCTGTAAGGGTTTATGCTCTCGTTGTCTGGGAGGGTTACTCTACCGAAGCAACAAAATTTGGTATTGATAAGAAGCTCTCAATCGTTGTACATTTCCACAAGCGAAGGCTCGTTGAAGATCAAGACATGTATGTTCGAGAGGGAGATTTTGTGCGGTATGGCGAAACATTTTATGAAATAGTTAGCTGGAATCAGCCAAAACAAATATTTGGCCAAACCGATCACCAAATGGAAATAGAAGTTAAATGCGTTAAAGCACGTCAAGGAGTTTTTGATGCCACATAATCCACGATATAAAGGTGTAAAAGGCGCCTCTAGTAATCTTAGCATTGAAGAGATAGAGCCTTCAACTTTAGAAACCATAGATATGGCGTTTTATGACTTTATTAATAATACGATAAACAATAGAGCGACAACCAACAAAGGTTGGAAAAAGGTTCATATTCTATGGGCTACTTCTGAAAGAGCATTTCTAGCTAAAGATGATAAAGAAATATTGGATAACGACGGTTCCTTAATTCTTCCTTTGGCTTCTATTGAAAGAACAACAATGCAAAAAAGTTTAACACGAAAAGGAATGTGGTATGGCCTTACAGGAGATCTTGTTAGTCCAAATCGCGGTGGCCGCATTACCATGTCGCGAAGAATCGTGAGAGATAAAACAAATAACTTCTCTGTTGCGGATAATAGAAAAAAATGGGAAGACGTTCATCGTACACCAAATAGGCAATCTTATTATCCTATTGATAGCAACAAGAAGGTTGTATATGAAACATTAAGTATGCCATTACCAGTAACTATTGATGTTAATTATTCATTGACTATTAGAACAAATTATATTCAACAGATGAATCAAATGTTGTCTCCTTTTATGACACTCGGAAGCACCATTAACTCATTCGTTATTAAAAGAGATGGTCATAAGTATGAAGCATTTGTTCAGCCAGACTTTTCACAAGAAAACACAATTGATTTGGACACCCAACAACGAGAGTTCAGAACAACCGTAACCTTTGAGGTTCTTGGATATTTAATTGGTGAAGAGCCAAATGGTGATCGTCCCAAAATCATTAAAAGAGAGAACGCAGTCAAAATTAAAATGGGTCGCGAAAGAGTTATCGTTGGTGACATTCCCGATTATGGCGATGGCAAAAGCTTTTATAGAGACTAAAATAAGGTTTTTGAAAGACCAAACTACTAATTAATAAAGAAACTTATATTTTTATTCGAGAAGGAGAATTATAATATGCCAGCAAAAGATTTTAAGTTCATCTCACCAGGAGTTTTTATCAATGAAATTGACAACTCCCAGCTGCCCGCTTCACCCGGCGAAATCGGCCCAGTTATTGTTGGACGAGCGAAAAGTGGCCCTGCATTAAAGCCCACTAAAGTAGACTCTTTTTCTGACTTTGTTCAGAAGTTTGGTACTCCTACCGCTGGTAGCACCAACGATGATATTTCGAGAAATGGAAATTCTCTTGGACCCGCTTACGGCGCCTATGCCGCACAAGCATGGCTGCGAAACAATTCTCCCATCACTTATGTTAGATTAGTTGGCAAAGAACACACCAATGCGACCACAGCTGGTAAAGCTGGTTGGTCGACTACCAACGGTAATCCCACATTCGGCGGCAGTCAAGGCGGCGCCTATGGCTTGTTTGTGCTTTCATCTG